ATAAAGGTATTCCAGGTGTAGGTTTAGTAGGAGCTGACAAGATACTAGGAGATAGCATTAAGTTAGATGATATGTGGGAGAAGGTAGTCGAAGCATATAAGAAACAAAAGCTAACTTATGCTGACGCATTATTAAATGCCAGACTGTCCAGGATACTACGTCAAGAAGATATTAATTTAAATACAGGTAAAATTAAATTGTGGTCGCCAAAGAAAAAATTATAAATCAAGAGAATTTTTTTTCTTTTTAGGAAAACCAGCTTGCATATTCTTGTATGCCTCAGGAGATATAGTGCTATCCTTTTTACTTCTACTTGTACCAGCTTTCTTTCTTTTATTTATGTTGTAATACAAGCCTTTCTTAGCCATAATAATTAAAGTAATATATGTATAACTTAGCATTGTTTATGGAAGCTGACGACCTATTCCCACCTATTGATGAGGCATTAATTAAAAAGTTAAATGAGATATATCCAGAGAAATGTCCAGACATTGATATTAAAGACAGGCAGATTTGGTATAACGCAGGGCAACGAAGCGTGGTAAAAATGCTAATTTCCGTTTATGATGAGCAAAGTAACACGTTGCGGAGTTAGCTATGTGCGGAGGCGGAGGCCGTCCACCAGATAGAACGGACGAAATGTTAAAGGTACAGCGAGAACAAATTGCTGAACAAAAAAGACAGTACGAACAAACAAGAGCTGACCAACAAGCGAGGCAAGCAGAACAGGAAAAGATAGCTAATGCTCCTTCTGCTCCACCTCCTTCTGCTACAGCAGAACGTCCAGCAGCAGCGCTTGAATTACCAGGAGGTAGTCCAGGCATAGGAGCTGCGCAAACACGCAGAGGTTATGGTAGAAGAAGATTAAGAACAGATTTACTTTCTGGCTCAGGCTTACAAATACCCTAAATAAATGGAAGTCACACTTACAAGTGATTTAGATGCAACAGGAAAATCTTATTCTGAAATGGATAAGAAAGGAATTACTGTAGCGTCTAAGTACGAACAACAAAAATCTAAACGTAATCCCTATGCGGATATAGGAAGGAAGTGTGCAGAACTGACTATACCTTTTGAGTTCCCAGACACACAATATTCTGGTTCAGCTAGAGGGCAAATTGATACGCCTCATCAAAGCGTAGGAGCAAGAGGTGTTTCTAATATTGCTAACAAGTTAGGTCTTAGTCTTTTCCCTCCCAACACAAGTATGTTTAAGTTGGAGATAGATGACCTAGCACTTAGACTCCAGGACGTTGATCCGCAACAAAAGACAGAGCTAGATAGCGCTTGCGTAAAGGTAGAGTTAGCAGTTAATACAATGCTCGAAACATTATCTGCAAGAGCAGCATTGTATGAAGCATTTAAGCAATTAGTTATTGCAGGGAATGTATTGTTATATGTAAACCCAACTGGTATTAGAGTATTGCATCTTGAAAGATATACAATTACTAGAGATCCAATGGGTAATGTAGAAGAAATAATAATAGAAGAGGAAGTAAGTCCTAAATTACTTCCAAAAGGTTTTTTATCCCCTGCGGATATAAAGCAATACGATAAGGATTATGGGAAGAAAGATATAAAAATTTATACTTGCGTTAAATACAAAGATGATAAGTGTCATTGGTATCAAGAGGTAAAAGGTAAACCAGTTCCAGGGACTAATGGTATGAGTCCGAGGGAATGTAGTCCATTCATCCCACTACGTTTTCAATCAATGGACGGAGAGGACTACGGACGTTCATACATAGAGCAATGGTATGGCGACCTTTCTGCTCTTGATAATTTGTATCAGGCAGTATTGGAGGCTAGTGCAGCCATGAGTAAAATTTTATTTATGGTAAATCCCAATGGCACTACAAGGCCAAGAGCCTTAAGCAATGCCGAGAATGGAGCTATCATCCAGGGCAATGCGCAAGACGTTACAGTTTTACAAAGCCAGGGTAAGTTAAATGATATGAGCCTGGCAAACAATACTATAGATAGGATCGAAGCCAGGCTTGAGTTTGCTTTCTTATTTAATAGCGCAGTACAAAGACAGGCCGAAAGAGTTACAGCCGAAGAGATACGTTATGTTGCCGAGTCGTTAGATGAAAGTCTAGCTGGTTTGTATTCTGTATTAACCCAAGAACTGCAACTACCTTTAGTTCGTAGGTTGATATATATAATGCAAAGAACAAATAAGATACCTGACTTTCCTAAAGGACCAGATGGAAAAGATTTGATGATGCCTAAACCAGTTACAGGTTTAGAAGCTGTAGGTAGAGGAGACGACAGAAATAAATTAATTGAATTTATTGGAGCTGCAACAGATACGTTAGGCAAAGAGACAATAGAGAAGTATATCAACATGGAAGAAGCATTAAGAAGGTTAGCAGCAAGTAGTTCTATTGATGTAACTAACTTAGTTAAGACTCCTCAGCAATTACAAGAAGAGCAGCAAGCAGCAGCCCAGGCGGAGAAAGAAATGCAACAACAGGAAATGATGAGTAATATGATGACAAGCCCTGCTGCTGGCAAAATAGCAGATAACTTTACACAACCAGGTAGTCCTTATGGTCCCCAAATCCAATCAGGAGGAGAAGGAGAGCAAGGTAACGCAGCCCTCCCCAACCTCAACAACATCCCAACCGCCACTTAGTAAAGCGGAAGTCACAACTGACTCTCCCGATCTCCCTAGAGAAATTACTATTACACCCGAAATGGTTGAGGAGTTTAAAAACAATTAATTAATTAATTATGCCAGAACCAATTACTATTACCGACCAGGGTACACCTTCCTTATCGGAAGATAATCAAGCTGCATTAGAAGAGCTAAAGCAAGCCGAAGCGGATCTTGAAAAAGAAAACGCAATAGCCCAGGAGGAACAATTAATAGGAGGCGAGTTCGAGTCACAAGAAGATTTACTTGCTGCCTACCAGGAATTAAAAGCTAACCAACAACGTCCTCCAGGAGAACCACAAACTGCTCAGGAAATTTATGGAGAAGCAGTAGGTAACATTCTCGAAGAAGCTGGAGTTGATTATTCAAAGATGAATGATTACTGGCAAGAGAATGGAGAGATCACAGAAAAGCATTACAAAGAGCTAGAGAAGGCTGGCATCCCTAGAGGAATAGTAGATGCGCACTTAAATGGTTTAAGGAATGAAGCTACTGTATTGCAATCTGACCTTGTAGCTATTAAGAATACATACGGAGGAGAAGAAGCTTTTACTGCTATGCAGTATTGGGCTAGAGATAACTTAACTGATGCAGAAAAAGCAGCTTACTCTAAAGGTATTAGCGGAGACTTAGAAACAGTTAAGTTAACTGTTGCTGGACTTCATGCCAGGTACGCAAATTCTGTAGGTAACGAGCCTAATCTAATCTCTGGTAAAGCTGCAACTTATTCAAGTGATAAGTTTGAAAGTACTGCTCAATTAGAAGAGGCAATGAATGATCCTAGATACAAAAAAGATCCAGCGTTTAGAGCTAAGGTTGAAGATAGATTAAGTAGATCCAGTATCTTCTAATGAAATGCACTTGCTTCCATTGCGGATCAGAATTGATTTGGATAGGAGACGAGGACTCAAAGGATGAAGAATACCAAAGTGTATCCATCCTTGAGTGTCCTAAATGTAAATCTATTTTAAAGTCGTACTTACCTAAGTAATACCTAAATCTTTTTTAGCGTTAGCTAATTCAGTAGCATCTGTAATCTCAGTAAGAGTACAGGTGCTATTTACATAGTTAGCAGGGTCAAAGCCATCTACTGCTACTAAATAGCCCTCTGCATCAAGACATTGATATGCGACATCTTTGGTAGAGTCGATCATAGATAAACCTACTCCCCATGATTCAGTTGTTCCTGTAAGTGCGTACTTATAGAATTTAGTCCAAGTTGGTGTAGCCATAATTAAGCGTTCCAGTTTTGATGTAGATGGAAGAACCCATGTAAACCTGTTGGAGTTCCCGATTGATTCCACCCATCATAACCTCCTGAGTAAACATAGCCACTCTTAGACATAATTATCCAACCATTTTCTTGGTAAGATGCACCAGAATGTATATATCCTCTAGGCATTAATGGCTCTGGTTGGTTAAATACTGGTATGAATGAGGTTACATGATCATTTGTGTTAGTAAAATTATCTTCGTTATCATCTTCTAGACATTCTGTGAAGTTATAATACCAATGCCCTGCATAGAACATAGAGCCGAACTCGTCTATCATTAACACTCTTCCATAATCCTCGTCACTATAACCACTTGCATGAATTTCAGTTATCCTACCAACTTTAAACTTAGTTTTATTAGAACCAGTTTGTAAGCTATCCAATGTCATATCTGTAGTTTCATTAGGTCTGCTGTTGTTAGTACCATTTGATAAATCTCCAAAGTCTCTAAATTTAATTTCAGCACCAAACCAGTTACCTTGTGCAGAAGCAGTAGCACCATGAGTAGTACTTACCCCTGCTCCATAACGACCATAGCTGTTAGACCCTGTAGCATATACTTTCTGTGAATGACCTGTTGTACCGCCATCAGTTATAAAATATAAAGTACTTCTTTCTGAATCACTCATAGTCATATAAATAACTTTTTGGTTATTGCTATTCCATAAAGTAGATGCGTTAGTAAGCTCTGAAAAATCAGCTTGGTTAGAGTTGTTAGATGTTTTATATAAACCACTATAGATTCCATAGCTTAGATTTCTGCCAGCATAAAGAACTTTACCTTCAGTCGTTAATACATAAACTCTGCCTTCATCATCATCCCCTTGACATGCCATCACATGAATTACTTTTTTGTTTTCCAGGAGTGAGCCAGATACGGCTGTTAATTCGATAGGTACTAATTGATCTGTCGTGTTACCTAGACCTAGCTGACCATGTGTGTTTCTACCCCAACCCCAAAGTTTACCTGACTCTGTGATGGCATACATAGTATTGTATTGATAGCCAGTACCAGTTATATAGATGATCTTTTCATTTCCGAAAAGACTCATAGGCATTTCTCTATTGTAATAGTTGTTAGTTGTAGTGTTGTCTCCTAGCTGACCATATCCGTTATAGCCAAATCTATACAACTTGCCTTCTGTACTTAAGAAGTAATAACAACCATTAAAATCATTAGTTGTACTATCCATAACGTGTGCATCAGATGCATGCATTTGAGTAATCTTTGGATAGTTAGCACCTGTTAATTCAGAAGTAGCGTTATCGTAAAACTTTAGTGGTAAATGATAATATCTTGTGTCTGTTCTTCCATTACCTAATATTCCATCAGCACCATGACCAGAAGCACTAACCATACCATTTTCATATAAGAACCATTTTTTAGAACTACCTCCATGTATCTGCATAATCTTTGGAATAGTTATTTGTGGAACACCATTAGCATCTAAATAGCCAAGATCATTTCCATTTACATCTGTTAAAAACTTAGCGTAATCACTATCCCCTGCTAATGCTTTCTTCCACCATAAAGGTGTACGGAAGTTACTTCTATATGGAATATCAGTTGAACCACCAATAGTACTTCCGACTCCTATCCCTGCTCCATAGTAGTAACCACTTCCATCGTGATAATGATTTCCCCATTGATGATACTGCCCTGCTGTATCTATATATCCACCCTGCCTATATGCATTGGCAGCAGTTCCGTACTTTTGTCCTCGACCTGTTTCTTTTAAATATGCTGGTAAAGGCTGTATTCCTTCTGTATATGTATTAACGTCAGAATTTATAAAATGACAATAAGGAGCCTTCCTTCTTGTTTCCATAGAAGGCATTGTCTTAAGGTAGGTACTAGCTGCATCTGTCCAGGCTGGCTCACTTGCAGGGTCAGTTAAAGATAGAGTTAGTACATCATTTTGGTTAGCTTCGTTTCTTATAACTACTGTTGCCAATGAACTATTAGCTGCTGGAGTATATGTAATCGAACCTCCATTTGTAACTGATTGTGGTTGCGCAGTTCCATCAACAATTCTTCCTCCAGAACCAGCACCAGTATATCCAGAAGCACTTGGATCTTTGATTGAATAAGTTAATCCATCAGCAGGGAAAGTAAATGTATAAGACTTACCTTTGGATATTTTTAGTGATCCAGAACTGGTTAATGGATTGTAGTAAGCAGTAGGCTGAGGAGGAGTTAAGGTAGAAGCTGTATTAATAACACCAGTACCCATTGCACTATGAGCAGAGCAATAGTATTGCATTGGGTTGTAGCAGTTTTCATTAACTACCCAAGTAATTGTTGCACCTGATTGTCCAGGAGTACCACTTCTTGTTATTCCATATTGTGCCTCTAAGTACATAGCTACATAGTTAGAGGAACTACCGCCAGCCCAAGTCTTAAACGCAAATACATGACCTGTATTACTTGAGTCACTAACATCAAAGGTTATTGTTTCTCCGACATTTGCTTGAATTGCTGGTCTGTCTACTCCACCAATATGAAACTGGTTTTGTCCGCTAACAGCAGCGACAGTAACAGCAAGTGTGCGGTTGTTTGGAGTTACAGTATTATCTCCATATAAACCAAAAACTCTATCTGTAGCAGATGCAGACTTACTTAAAGGTCGATATATAAAATTATTTTCATTTGGTATATCTTCGTTTGGTGCATCAACTACAGTTAATCTTGAATTTAATTTTCCGATAGGTAATCTTTTATTTGTAGATCCATCATTATCTCTTACAATCATATCTCCAGAAGTAGTCATAATACTTCCAGTTGGAGCAGGGGTTAGCAATAACCATGTAGTGCCATTAGTAGGTGTTGAACCAGTACTAGAGTTAGCTAAAAGAACGAAAGTTTGATTTAGATATGTAACTACATCCCCTTTATAATATGCTGTACTGCTGTTGTAGGCTCCAGTAAAATTCAAACCCTGAGCCATCTTTTCATACGCACCCGAAAAAGGAGGTATGGTCGTATTAGCTTGAGCAACTATTGCTGTAACAACGTAAGTCGTACCCTTATAAATAATGACATCATCAGCCTCGTACGCACTTGTCGAAGCCCAATCGCCCTTCCAATTAAACTTGAGTTTACCTAGATCAATTTGTGCCATGATTAAATGTTTAGAATTAGTCGCCCATTACTTAGAGAAAAGTCAGGTGCATTAGGACTTGCGGTAGCCAATACATCTTCGCCTAAAAAATAGGCATGACTAGCTCCATTTTGTACGAAATCTTCTGCTTTGTAAACAGTAGAATCATTTGCTTCATTATAGACCATACGCAAGGTTGCGTCAGCGAGCCTTTGGAAACCTACAAATATTGATCTTCTTGCTAAATTTGCTGCTGTCGCTGCGGATGTTGCAGCACTTGTGGCCGAGTTTGCTGCATTGGTGGCCGAGGTCGCTGCATTTGTCTCAGATGTGGCAGCTTGGGTGGCTGAAGCTGCTGCTGCATTTTGTGATGTTTGGGCTGACCCGATTCCAGCAGTAAGCTGAGATAGATTAACTGCATCATTTGCATCCGTACCATTTGCGATATTAGTTACCCTATTTGTACCAGCGTTCATTGCACCAGTTAAAGGGATAGTTCCATCAGCCTTAAATAATCCAGCGACTAATCCATCTGCATAATTTTTAGTTGCAGCATCTTGAGCATTAGTGGGGTTTTGTACATTAATTATTGGATTATTACTTGCATCAAGTCCAAGTGTAGTGAAGTTAATACCAGCGTCAGTATCGTCTTTTGCTTCCTGGAGTCCATACAATAGCTGCAATACAGCAGTATCGAGGTCACTAGCTGTAAGAGTTGAACCATCTACAAAATCCACCAGGGCATTAAGCAATGGAGTTTCTCTACTAATTAATATTTCTATTCCTGTTTTTGGTGCGCCTGTAGTTTCTTGTTCGTTAGTTGCTACAGAATTAAGAGGCGAAAATTCAATAGTAGTGTCGTTGATATATACAAAATTAGTATTAGCTATTTGATTTAAAGATACGACAATGTGATCCTTCTTAACGTATGGAAAAGGGATTTGAAATTGTCTTGTAGTTCCGTCTCCAGAACCAGTAAATTGAGCAAAAGGCATTAACCTGTCCTAACGTCTGTGTTCACTATAGATCGCCATGCTTCGATCTGATTTGGGAAATCATTTCTTACTTGGCTTACCTTTTTATTCTTTATAACATTTAAGTTATCTAAATGCTTTAAATGAGGGTATCTTTGTTTCATTATTTCTCTTGCTCCTAATCTATACTCCTCTATTATATCTTTTACTGCATTTAATTTATATAAAGTTTTAGAGTTTAATATTGCGTCACTAGGTACACCATCCTTATTAAGTTTAGGGTCGTAATCAGGTAAACTCTTATATTCATCTGATCTAAAATATTGTTCAAGTTTTTGAGATAAAGTAAGTCCTTCTGAATTTTTAACTTCTTTAGTCATTATTCTCCTAAATTCCATTAATTCCTGGTTAGACATTACATATCCTGGAATAGCTAAACTGTTTTTAGTACTAAATCTTGGGTATGCTCCTTCTCCATGTAGCCTTGATAGTTCTTTGTATATAATTCCGTTCCTTTCTTTGGTTGGTCTAAACATTGCTAAAGGATGTATGTTCATCACTAAAGCTCTAAGCAAAGGATTGTTTATTCTTTCTGCACCAAAAGCATAATCATATACTTGTGGCTCTCCGAATATAGGATCAAGTTCAACTACTCCTCTTTCTGGATCGCTTTGAAATCCTGGAACACCAGAAAGTATTTCCCTCCAAAGATCAGTAGCAAAAGCAAATGGTTGCCTTTCTCCTTTTTGATTGGTATGTTCTTTTATCAAGTATCTTTTATTATCAAACCCTATCTTGGTTGTTTTTAATTGAGCAAGTGGCATATTAAAAAACCTAGCTAACGTCATTTCAAATAAATTTCTTTTTCCTGTTTGTCCATACCTTTTACCACCTAAGTCATCTTTACTTAATTCTTGTATTAAGTCTATAAAATTACCGACATTAGCCATTACACTTTTTCTAAAGTAACCTACAGTATTTTCTTTAACAGTTGATAGTAAAGCTCTACCCATAGTTGCAGCAGCGTTTTTCGCTTGGTCAAAATCATCAAAAGTTCTAAAGGTATGAGCATTAGCCAGGATAAATGCTTCTTGCAATGTATCACTATAATTTATTTCTTCGTCTGCATCAAAAGCAGAATCAAAAGCCTCGTCTTGTGGCATCCTTTTTATAGCGTCAACATAGCCACCTATAGCTCCAAAAATAAAACTAGCTGTATCAAACATATCCAAGCTATACCAATGTGACCATTCATGTGATCCTGGAAGTCTAAATCTTACTGCGTTTGGAGGTCTGTGCATATATCTATTTAGCTCTCTTCTATTTGGATTACTAGGATCTGGACCACTAAATTCAACTAATCCTGTAGCTACAGCTCCTATTCCTACAGCAAATAATGTTTGGGAAGTAGCTATCTCTCCTAAAGCTCTTTCTCTTTGGAATAAATCTTCAGATGTAATATCTCTCCAATATGAGTCAACTATTCTATTTGTTGGTAAAGGTAGATGACGTAAAGCTGATTTAACTAAATTAAGAGGTGTTCTGTTTGTAGGAAAAACGACTCCCATAATAGGTGCAGTTTTAGTTAAATTCTTAACTCCTTGCGAAGGCGCATTTAAAAGATTTTGACCTAACCTATCTAATCCGTTTTCTTGTCCGCCAATACCTAAGAAACTAGGTGCAGTAGGTTGACTAGCATCTGTAAAGTAATCTAAGTTATTTTGATCTATGTCTTTTATGTAGGTTTCGGCAAACTCTAATATATCTTCTGGCTCTGTATATCCAAGCTCTTGCGCCCTTCTTATTCCGTATTCCATTGTTCTTTTATTTCTGTCTACCTTGATGTCGTCAGTAAAGTTTACATAGTCAATAGCCTGTCTAGCGTGAATACTATCCATAAATCCACCTTTTACTATTGAGCCATCTGGCATTTCAACGTCAGCCATTGCCCTGGTTAATGCAGCTTCAGCTTTCTTTTGCGCTTCTGCGTAAACTCTTGGATCATTCATGTCAAAACCAGCTTTCATTTTCAA